AGGGAGAGCAGTTATGCGCTGACCGTATAGGTGACCTTCAATTGATCACCATTCAACACAGCCACATCGCCTGATCCAAACAGAGCCGTCGCCCAAAGGTTTCCGCCCGGCGCATGGTCGCCTTTGAGATTGGCGTTCGCAATACCACCAACAAGGAACAGACCCTTAACAGTGGCAGTGCCTGTAATATCGAAGACCACTACTGTGGAGTTTGTGATAGCTTGGCCAGAGGCGGCATCCTCGGGCCAGGCGGGACGAGTTGTTGCACTGTCGCCATTGCCAGCGTCAGTGTAGGTTTGGAACTCATCCCAGCCATTTCCAGCCTGGTCGATGTCATCATAGGTATCCGTGGCTGCCAAGGCCGAATACCCTGCGTTGTCAATAAGCCCCATGAACCAAGCGGTGATCGCCGTGTCCGCATGGAAATGGACATCAAGGAGCTTGTTCTTACCTTCGTTCGTGATGTCATTGTGGAAATGGAACTCATTGATTCGTTTGCCGCCCCGCCAAAGCTGAACGACATACTTACCCTTGAGTTGGAGATCGCTGCCACCAGGTTTCGAGGTACTCGGAACCAATGTGGCGTCTGCCTTCTGGCGAAGCTTCATACTGTTCATAAAGAACTCCTAAGAAAGGTGCCAAGAAAAGGCAGACGCCACTACGTGTGGCGTCTGGCCTTATCGATCAAAATTAGATGCGACCTGAGCCACGACGTTGTTCACGTTGAATCTGTCGCATCACTTCACGAGCCGTCTGGTTTGGGCGGCCCGACGTATCCTGGACGTTGATGTCACCTACGTTTGTGTTGTAGGTGTCACCACCTGCGTTGCGATACACAGGCTGTTGACCAGCACCGATCGCTTGCAGTTGAGAGAAAAAGCGTCGAGAGTTTTTCGCATCCGTGACTCTCTCACCAGCCGAGAGCATTGCAGGAACTACATCCGTGCCTCTCGCTGTACCACCAGCAGCAAAGTAGGGATTCGTGATCACATTTTTGCCAGCCGGTTTCGTTGAAGATGCCATTGCGGATTGAGCCGAAGCCGCCTGTCGAATGGCATTGGTCATCCGTTGGTAACTGCTGATTGTAGTCTCCACAGCGTTGTTGGTTGTCAACACAGCCGCTGTTTGCGCAGTTTGAGCCGTAGTACCTTCTTGAACTTTCGCTGCCCCTTCAGCCGTCTTTCGATTCCGTTCAGCCGTCAATGGAAGAAGCTCGCGAAGAAGATTGCGAAATTTTACAGCTTCATCAGTATCTGCGATGAGGAGATTATCACGTTCTGAGACGGCCTGGAGATTGGCCATGTCTCCCATAGCATTTGCCATCGCTTGGAATGCCACAGCATTCTTGGAGAAGGGATCCTCTTCCATCCAACCCAGAGAATTTCGCAGAATTGTAGCTTGGTCAACCAGAGCATTGAGAAGATCGATGTTGACATGTCCCGAGACTGCCATCTCACGCATCTCAATGACAATCGCATTATATGCTTTCTGCGTCTCCGTCAACGGGATAGTAGTCCGGACTCCATGTTGCCCAGCGATTACTGTGGGTGTCGCCAGTTCCATCCGTGCGCCCATCTCTGTCGCATTCTTTTTAGCAATTTCAATCTGCGCATTGGTGAGTTCAAAAGCCTTACGCATTTCCTCTGCCCGCTCGACAGTGTTGCCTAGTGCTTTCTCGACCGCCCCCATCTCGGCCAAGCTTCCAAGCGGCATATCCATCATCTTAGCGTACAATTCGATCTCAAGTCGGATGGGATTCGCTTTTGCCAACTTCTGAAGAGATGCATCAACCTTGGCGTAGACCTCACGCATGTTATCCGGAGCGGCCAACAAGGTTTGGACCTCCACGGAATCCATGTCCAAGGCGAGATTCTCGAAGTACTTCTTCGTAAGTTCGGTGCCTTCCAAACCCAGTTTCTCGGAATCCTTTGCGATGCTTGTAAGGAGAGTCGTGATCTCCTTCTCCATCTGAATCCGATTAGCCTTAACTTGGTCTGCACTGAGAGGTTGACCTTCCTTATCATAGACACTGGCAAGTTCGAGGATCTTCTTCTTTTGGGCATCCCAACTCGCCATCATCGAAGCGGCTTCTCTTGCATTGATCGCCAGTTGCTTCCCTTCGTCCTTGAGACGCCCCTGGTACTTCTCTGTCGCCTTGATCATGTCATTGTTTATGGCGCGAGCTTGCGAATTGACCTTATTCCGTATGACACTGCTTTCGGTTGCATAATCCGAAGCGAAAGCTTGCTCATTGAGAGCCATGGCATGCTTGTGAACCGCCAGCGCTGCCTTGTGTTCCTCTTCAGTGGTCGCTTTCGACATCAACTTGACAGCTTCTGCCGATTTTTGAGCAGCCTCAGTCGTCAGCAACTCGTATTGTTGCCAGCCACCAACCTCGCCCACTTTCCGCTGGAAAAGAAGGGCGTCGAGATCGCTCTTCATTCCCCGCACACTTGTTCGAGAAGCTTCAATGCTCTTGCTCAAACCGGCCGAAGCTTTACCAATGGCTTCAACCGCCGTTCGCCGTGCATCCAGAATCGTGTCCAACGCCCACTTGGTGTTGGCCACCATGGAATCGTTTTCCTTCTCGATGAGAGCAACTTCTTCCAAATAGACTTTTCGGAACTCAGTCATCTCCTGGGCATGCAACTTTTTCATTTCAGCGAACTTTGCCTTTTCGGCGCGGAGTTCCTTGGCGATTCTCTTTTCCACGCTGGCCAATTTCTCGTTATTGGCAGCAAGAGCATCGGCAACTTCTTTCGCTCGTGCCTGTTCGACTTTTTTGAATGCAACGATAATTGCTGTGATTGCAACTGCTGCTAAACCAATACCACCCAATGCGATTCCCAAGGCACCAGCAGCAGTTGTCGCAGCGCTTAAGCCGCCAGCCGCTAACCATGCTTGCACCTTGACGACAGCCATCCCAGTGCCTACGGCCACCAAACTAGCCACGAGGGCTGGAATCACTTTAGCCATAGACTCGAAGACAAGGAGAAGGTCCTCCGCACCTCCAAGCAACTCAGACATGTCAATTGCGGACTTGAGAACAGCCTCACCGAATTCATCAGTGAAGAAATTCTTCACCCTGTTCAATTCCTTGGTGATTCTCTCAGCATCCGTTGTGATTACGATCTCGTAGGCTTTGTCGTAGACATCTTCGAGAGCAGTTTCTTGCTCACGGATAGTTTTGGTGAAATGTTCAGCTTCGTCCCCAACCAGACCGAGACCACCGGTTAGACCACGGATACGTGGGATCAACTTGGCGACAGATTCCGCAGTCCCGTCCGTTGTCCCAACAACCGCTCTGAGTGCTTCCTGCAAATCGTAGGCTTCCAACAATTGCTCGCCAGTGGCGAAGCCCAACTCTCGCATGGCGGCTGTCATATCTGTGGTAGGCTTCAGGAAGGACACCATCAAACCACGAATCTGTGTGAACGCTTTATCAGTTTGGATACCTTGAATTGTCAGGGTAGCCAACGCCGCATTCACTTCCTCGAAAGCGATGCCAAGTTTCTCGGCAGTCGGGGCAACCGTACCGTAGCCTTGCGCCAATTCCTCGGCTCGGGTTCGACCTAGCTCAATCGTCTTGAAGAATTTGGCCGCCACCTCTTCAGTCTCGGCAACAGTTTTCCCAAAGGCATTCAGTGTACCAGACAGCAAGTTGACCGAGGTGGCCAAATCTGTTTTGGTAATCTTGGAAAACTTGGCAGCAGAACCGGTGAACTGCTCCACGGCTTCTGCTGATTGAGCAATCTGATTCGAGATTACTTGGTAAACCGCTTCTGCAGTGTCACCAAGCTCAACATTGAATTCATCAGAGATTCGGCGGACAACGTTGGAGATATTTTCAAAACCACCCATCTCTCGACCGATGGTTTCAATCTCCGCAATCGCTTTCTGGAAATCAACAGCATCGCGGATAGCAGCTTTAAGTGACTGTCGGACGATATTGAGACCACGGACAATAGCTTGAGTAAAGACTACACGACCTATTGTCTCCCAGGAAAGTAACCAACTCTTGGCACCTTTTTTACCCTTCTTTGCGGAATTGGCAACTGCGGTACCAGCGGCTGTGGCAGCAGCGCTTATTTTGTCGAGATCCTTGGCAACAGTCCCAACACCAGCCAGGCCGATGCCTTTCTCGGCCGCCTTGTATACTCGATTCATTTGAGTGGCTGCACCTGAAGCGGCAGTTTTCATCTTCTTCAACATGCCAACGGCTTTGCCACCCTTGGTATTAAAGCCACCCAAAGCTCGGACAGTATTGCCAACATTCTTATGGAATGAAGCCATAATGCCGTCGAGTTCCCGTAGAGTTTTAATCGCCTGGGTGGCATTGAAGCCTAGGGTTTGATTGATTTGCTCTGGCATCATTGCACCCTATGTCTATGTACTTTCAGTGACTTCCACGGATACGGCAAACGCACATCACCTGCAAATTTGCGAAATGCTTCCTGGCCCTTCAATTGAAAATGATAGGGACCAGGTCTCAACAAACGGTAGAAAACATTGGGATCGCTGTCAGGTGTATTGTACTCATTGTGGACAAGCCGTCTAAGATCCGTTGAATACGAGAAGGTGTAAATACCCTTCTTAGGGTCTGACGTGACTTCCCCCTCGCCATGGCGTTGCCCATACGGAATGGCACTCTGCACTTTTGGGGCGATGGTCAATGCATATTCCACCTCACGTGCAAGTTGGAGGAAGGTAGCTCGCGATGCACCACTCCACGTTGGGATCTCTGCGAGTACAGCTTCTAGCCAAACAAAGGCTGCATGAGCGATATCATTGGATAATGACTCATGCAGCCGCTTTTGGTAATCAGGGAAGTTAATTCGGAACGAAACTAGCGAACCTTTGAACTTCATGGTCAGCAGCCTCCATATCAACGTCGGGCCTTTGGCATGGGAGGATTCTCATCATGATCACAGACTTGATCAAACGCAAGAATCATTGCCTGTGTCTGGACGCCATTTTCATCCCAGGTAGGCTGAACGTTGGGAGGAGTAACGCCTACGCGGATGCAGGCTCTCCAGATTGCGAATTCTCCTGTTCGCCATTTTGGCCAGAGAATTCGCTTGGCACCGGCTCCTGACCAGCTTGAAAAGCCTCTCGGGCCTTCTGAAGCTTGTTCTCATCAAGACAGTTCGCCTGGAAGACGAGAGCCTGGACTCGATTGACTTCCACCTGATTGAGACCACCGGCCTTTAAGTCGGCTTCCCACTTGACCCAAGTCGAAGGCTCATCAAGGTCGACAGTATCCCATTCGATTTCGCTGGGCTCCAGAGACTTGAGAACCATCCAAGCGATTCGTCGCTTGTCATGGGTTGCAACCATATCTCGGTAGCCAGGATCGTTTTCATTCGGAACCCAACCTTTGCCAGCCATCTGGACTCCGGGCGCTTTCGGCTCCGGGCAGAGGACCTTGAATTCCTCATAGTCAGGAATGCCCACGGCTCGAAAGACGAGTTGCTGTTCGCCTCGCGGCAGGACAAGTAGTTCCTCGGTAGACAGTGTCGACGGATCAATTCCACCAATCTTCATGTTTGATCTCCCTCAAGAGCAAAAGAAAAGCCGGGGATGGGTGTACATCCCCGGCTTGGAAACGTTACTGAGCCGTCCGTGTGATGATAGGTTCGGTGACATTGCATCGACCCGAAACAGACACGGTGGCTTCACTGAAATCAACTTCCCGGCTTTCCGAACGGAACTCAGGGAAGGTCGTAGTTTCGATCTCGGAGGTGGTACACAAGGGCGTGTACACAACTTCGATATCGATCGCGTAGGGTTCGCATGGATCAGCAGAAGAACTGACCCATCCGCTTGCCCCACCTTTCTTCTTCAGAGCGTCCATCACCGAGATCTCTTCTGAGGTCCCGGTGGTGATGAATTCATAAACGAAGTCGATGGAAACATCAATCGGAACTTGAGCACCTTCCCGTACAGTGTCTAGAATATCCCTGTCCAGGTCGTATTCGTACTCGTTACTCTCAGTGTAGGTGATGTTCCCATCGCCGATCTTGATGGCAAGCTGTTGCGGAAGGAAAGTGATAACATCGTCATCAACCGGAAGGTCAGCAACATCCAATGCAGGGGTAAACGTCAACTCCCAAGTAGTGGCACCCGGATGTAACTCCGTGATGCTTTCCGCACTGGAAGCATTCGTCAGACCCGTCCCATCGATTGTCATCAATGCCTGATCGGCACCAGCGTACTGACCTGTGTACTCAATGACAAACGGACCTTCTGATGCACCCGTGACCACAACATCACCGGAGTCAAACTCCGCAATGAGTTCAAGTGCGTCGATGATGTCCTGGGCCGAGGCATCCCATTGGATTGCAGCGGTCGGTGACCCACCAAAGGTCAATGTAAACGTGCCCGCCGAGGGCGTGTCCAAATCGAGTGTTTGCTGCTCATTGGCGTTCGAGTCTGTTACCACGAATTCGGTACCAGCGGAAACACTAGCAACGGTGAATCGAACGCCTGCTGGAACAGTCGTCCCGGCAGCAGGTAGATTTGCCAATGTGTCGACTTCCAATGTCGTATCAGATCCGGCAATCGCCGCATCATCAACCTTTCCAGTCCCTGCCCAGCCATCCTTCATGGTGACTACGGTATTTTTTAATTCGACACGCGCGATGATACACCTCCTTACTGGGCTGTTCGAGTGATGATAGGTTCGGTAACATTACATCGACCGGACACGGATACCGTGGCTTCGCTGAAGTCGACTTCGCGGGACTCCGAACGGAACTCAGGGAAAACTGTCGTTTCGATCTCGGACGTGGTACACAAGGGCGTGTAGACCACCTCGATGTCGATCGCGTACGGTTCACATGGGTCGGACGATGAGCTTCGCCACTCGGCTGCCCCGCCTTTCTTCTTCAGAGCATCCATTACGGAAATCTCTTCCGAGGTCCCCGTCGTAATGAATTCGTAAACGAAATCGATACTCACGTCAATCGGAACCTGAGCGCCTTCTCGCACAGTGTCTAAAATATCCCTGTCCAGGTCGTATTCGTACTCGTTACTCTCGGTGTAGGTGATATTCCCATCGCCGATCTTGATAGCGAGTTGCTGAGATGAAAATGTGAGCACGTCACTTTGTGCATACGTGCCAGCACCGAGGGCTGGCGAGAAAACAATGTTGGTTGTGGTAGACAACCCGTCAGCAGGTGTTCGTTCGGTGACTACGTGATCCACCGCAGTGGTTTCACCAGTCAACCTAAATCGAGCCCCAACCGGAACTACGTCAGTCCCAAGCCCACCAGCGTTGAGAGCTAGTGTATCAACGTCGAGGTCGGTATCGGTTGCAATCGGAGTAGCTTCGTTGATTTGACCTGTTCCGGACAAGCCGTCTTTCATGTAAACTACGGTGTTTTTGAGTTCCACACGTGCCATAGGGTAAACCCTCCTATAAAGGTGTGACTGGGGTTAATACCCCTTCTGGTTGGTAAGTAAACGTGTTTGGGTTACCGGCTCTTCGCCGTCTCTGACGGAGGGTAGAATACTTTATACCTAGAGCTTCAGAGGCATCTCTTAGGCATTCAAACTCAACCCCATCAACAATAATCTTCTGTGCTTGGTGATTAGCACCCCGTTTCTTTTGCCCTTTCTCATAAGTAAACACACTGGAGGACGCTTTTCGTTTAGCCTTCCATAATGTTGACCATGAGACATTGAGAGCTTCAGCAGCATCCTTCAAGCATCCATACTCGATACCATTAACGGTGACTGTTATCGCCCTTGGGTTTTTATCACCTTGGTAGTGCGGCTTAGATTTACCATTGTGAGCCTCACTCATCTTCCGCTTCGTAGCATCCGAGTGAGATTGTCCAGTGAATCCTTGATGGTTATCTCGCAGCTTCTTTCGGGTTACGTCCGAGTACTTCCTCCCTAAAGTCCCTTCACCACCTCCTGTGAGATTGTAGCCATTTGGCTGCATCGTGTTCAAAGAGTGTATGAATTTGATTTCCATCTCTTTCGTGTAGTCTTCGGTCGCTTTACAAATGACCTCGAACTTGATGTTGTCAATACCATACTTCGTAATCGCCCTGGACACCAACAAGGAACCTCGCCCTGAACGATGCTCTTGCCAACGACGTTCAACATCAATCGTGATGCCAACGTACCGTTTACCATTGACAAGATTTGTGATCACATACAGGAACATGTAGTCTCCTAGTTGTCGAGATACATCACATAGCGGGCATCAACGGCTGACTGTTTCAATTTGTCAGTTGGATCAACCTTGCCGAAGTGGATCACTCGAATGGTGTCGTTCTTTCCAGAGCGAGGAATCAAACAACCTAGATAGGAATCATCGTCACCCACTTCGTTGCCGTAGCGGTAAACTTTGATTTCCTGTGACATGGCTTCATGAAAGAGGCCAGCGTTGATCAGGATTGCGTAACGATTCTTACCAGGGCCATCAAAACGACTTGTTAACAGAACGTTGACATCAACGTGTATTTGATATTCCCCATGCAATTGTTTTGTATAGGGACCGCTGAGCCGAATTTCAATCCGATCGGTCGCTTCAGTGAACGCATCCGTCTCGTCATCCATCCCTTCGACGATAACGGGAATACTGTTCGTTGTAGCAAGGTCTTTCAGATAAGAAGCAACGGATGCAAATATCCATCGTGTCCAGTTGGGGTTTGCTGGCATTATGTCGCCTCCAAACCTTGAGACAAACTGACGAGATTATCCGCTTGAAGCAAATGAATTTGCTGCGGAACCTCGCCGATGAGTTCGCGACCAACGATGATCCATCCGGTCTCAAACTCGAATTCCTGAATTGATTCGATTTCGTATTTCTTGCC